TTGTAAATACAAATGTTATTCATTCAAACGCCACATAAAGATTGGAGATTGGGTTGAAGCACTCATTCACACAATAACATTGGGTTATGGTGATAGAATTGCGTTAGGTATTGCAAAAGGATTCGGAAAGCAATCGTGTGGTTGTTGTGAAAGAAAGCAATGGTTAAACAGATTAACAAATCCTATGTATGATGGAGAATGTAATATGATTAAACTATGACATACGAAGAACAATATTTCAAACAAACAAACGAACAAAAATTAAAAGCACAACACATGGACACAATTAAAAGCACATTAGACGGAAGCACACCAATTGATAACGATGCAGTTTATTTAGTAGATTGGTCAAAATTACAAAGTATAGACGAGCTAATACTTTTATTAGCAAGTATTGGATTTAGTTTCTCACCACGTCACCCACAATTCAATACGATAAAACATTTACTTGCGTTAAATCAACCAATCAAAATCGGACAACCACAACAGCAAGAAGCAAAGGAATTAAAATTACCGAAACTCAAAGTAATCAAAAAAGATGGAGAATAAATTTCACCCTTATACAGAAGCAGAATACAATGAATTGAAAGGGATAGCAGAAACTATAAGCACTCATATTCCACAAGATAAAGTAGATTGGGTTTGGAACAATCACAATCGTATTTTAGGAACTCAAGAAACAAAACCCTGTTTATGCGGAAGCGCAGCCGGTCATTGGGCAAGAGCAATGGAAACGATTAGAAGTTTTATTAAAAGAATTGAGGGATAATGATACTGAACCAAATAACAGGAAGTATTCAACAACAATGCATAATTCGTATAGAGAACTTATATAAGAACTCTCACATTTGGTTATTAAAAGCATCACATAACATTACAGGCAACCCAGATGATGCACAGGATTTAGTGCAAGAGCTTTACCAATATCTTTTGGAAAAATGTAATCCTAAATTATTTTATTTAGATAGTTACAATCTTCTATATCTGCATAGATTTCTGACACATAGATGGATTAACAGAAGGAAAAAGAATAGTAGGATAAGTTATGTTGGAGAAATATATAATGATGACCCTTCGGAAGAATATGATATAGAAAAAGACCAATCAGTAATGAATGCATATAACGAAGTAATGCAAGAATTAGAAAGATTAAAAAAGACTAGAGGATGGGCAAGTGCAAGATTATTTGAATTGTATTGGTGTTCAGAAGATACACTACAAGAAGTAGCAGATAAGATAGGAATAAGTAAGAGTACGGTATTTATAGCAATAAAGAAGATTAGAAAACATATGGCGCAAGTTATACAAAACCCAAACGAATAATATGTGGGGAGAAGATAAAAAGGTTCCTGAAAGTAGAAAGAAAGGATATAAATCACCACACTTTACTCAAATCCGTAATAAGATAAGAAATATGAGTAGAGAGGAGTTAAGAGAATGGTATGTGCAGTGTATTGAAGAATTGCAAGAGGATGAAGAGATTTGGAATTGGATTAGTAGAGAAAGAGGACAACACCCTATTCCACAAATACTAAAAAAGAATAAGATGGGAAGGGCACCAAAGAGTTTGTTAAAAGACTTACCAGATACCAGAAACACAAACCATGAAATATAAACTCCTAGAATTGGAATTTCCTTGGACATGGATAAAGGATAAACAAATTGAAATAGATGGTAATCGTTTCAGAGGCATGATTATAATAACAGATAGTGAAGACAACATAATACAAATATTAGGATATGAATTGGTTGAAGAAGAAGATAAAGGAGAATGAAGAAATAATCGTTTTATTAGGGGCATACCTGCTCACCATTGGATTATTATTGTTATGGGCAAGTAATGTATCGCTTTAAATACAAAATCAATTCCGCCTGTTAAAATAACATAGAAAAACAGGATATGGCATTTGAAAAAGGAAATAAGTTAGGAACAGGCAGACCAAAAGGTGCATTAAATAGAAGCACCGAACAGGCTAAACTGGCTATTGCACGATTAGCAAATAGTGGATTAGATGCATTAAGAGAAGATATAGAGAAGATAAGAAAGAGTGACCCGGTTGAAGCAGCAAGAATAAATCTGAAATTATTAGAATATATTGTACCAAAGAAAGCACAAGTTGAATTACAAGGTGAATTACATCATAAGGTACATCAGATATCAGTAGTTATAAATAAAGGCACAACAGATGAGCGAATTGCAGATTAACACAACGATTACTTTCCAGAATGCATGGGATAGTAAAACCAAAATACAATTACATCAGGGTTCAGCAAGAAGTGGTAAATCATTTGCACTACTTCAATTCCTTATTGTAAAGGCATTACAGAACGATGGTTTGCTTATCTCTGTTGTAAGAAAGACATTCCCTGCCCTACGAACATCAGCAATAAGAGATTTCAAAGAGATATTAAGAGGATTAGACCTATGGGATGAAGAGAAGTGGATGGCAACAGAACACACATACACTTTTGACAATGGTAGTGTGATAGAGTTCTTTTCAACAGATAGTGCGGAAAAGCTGAAAGGTTTAAGAAGAGATATACTATGGATAGATGAAGCAAATGAATTAACATACGAACAATACTTTCAGTTAGCAATCAGAACAACAGGAAAAATTATATTAAGTTTTAACCCTTCTTTTTCTGTCAAACATTGGATATTAAAAGAAGTTCAGCCAGGTGATGATTGCGAAACCTTCATAACAACATACAAAAATAATTTGCTGTAAACGAAAAGCAAATATATAATTTTGAAGTTGTTGATGATTGGGATTGGGATAGAAGTGATTTTGTTGGATTTGGTTTGGACCTAGGATATGTGCAAGACCCTACCGCATTAGTTGGTGTATGGAGAACAGGTGAAACCCTTATATTAAGAGAACACATATACAAAAGAGGTTTGCTGACAAATGAGATATTAGAAATGATTAGAGGTAATGTGCAACCGAATGACCCAATCATAATAGATAGTTCAGAACCTAGAATGATAGATGAATTTAAAAGAGGTGGATTTCCACTTGCAAAGCCAGTTAAAAAGGGCAAAGATAGTATTCAATACGGAATAGATTTAGTTAAAGGATATAATCTAATCGTTCCTAAATCATGCAGCAATCTAATAGAAGAATTATATTCGTATGAGTGGATGGATGATGGTAATGGTAATGTGACGAATAGACCGATAGATGCATACAATCACGCTTTGGACGCTGTAAGATATGTTGTAATGGAATTGTTAAATAAGAAGAAGATAGTTGCAGGAAACTATGCAATCAGTATAAGATGACATACACATCAGAAGAAATAAAAGATTTGTTACTATATGTAGCACAAACACAAAAAGAAAATGAAGACCTTCGTGCACAACTAATGGCTCTAATGGCAAAATTGAGTAATGAAGAAGCAAAGGTTAGATTATTAATGATACAATTAAAAGCATATACAAAATGAGAAAGACATTAAAGATAGAAGTTCCAACAACATGGGCTGATGTAAAGTTAAAACAATATCTTGCACTTATGGCAGATTTGGAAAACTATAAAGATGATGAGGAAGCACAAACGGCATTGATGTTATTACACCTATGCGGAATACAGCCGGAATATCTAAAAGGATTAAGTAAAGAAAGTTATGACCGTTTAAAAAATAAGTTAGCAGGATTTATTCAGCCTGATAATATAGAACTACAAAGGATAATTACCATTGGGGGAATAGAATACGGATTTGAACCTAACCTTTCTAAAATGAGTTATGGTGCTTACGCAGATATAACACAATACGAACAAATAACGATTGACAAGAATTGGGCAAAAATAATGTCCATACTATACAGACCGATTACAAAGAAGCAAGGAGAGTTTTATCAGATAGAAGAATATAGAGGTGATATCAACGAAGAACTATGGTTAGATGTAGATATGGAAAAGCATTTCGGTTGTATGTTTTTTTTTGTGAATTTATCAACGGACTTGCTGCAAGGTATCCTGAAATCTTTGAAGGAGGAGGAGCTACATCCCAGCATCAAATCAATTTTAGCAAGAAGTGGAGAACTTATGCAACGCTCATGGAGTTATCCGACAACGATATTCTCAAAGTAGATACCGTTGTAAAAGAGCCATTAGAAAAGTGTTTACTTTATTTGGCATATAGAGCAGATAAAAACGAATTGGAAGGAATTCTACATAAGGAAGCAATGAAGAACATTAGTGTTCAAAAATAAAATCACTTATTTTCCAAGTTGAGATTGTTAAATATAAAACAATCATTATGCCTTGGAGTAATTCACGCAACGGCGCCCTTCGATACTCTGTAAATAGAGAAAACAATAGCGCCATTTATATTGGGCCGACAAGAGGATTAAGTTCACCAAAGAATAGTAGACGAGCATGTCTATGTTTGCATTCAGATACCTATGATGTGAGTTGTTGCAATGGTGCATTGATGGAGCAAGGAATAGGTCAGATAGAAAGTGCAACTAGAACCGGTGGTGGAGCATTCTCTAATGGTTT